AGAAAAAAGAAGAGGTAAATTATCAGAGTTTTGCATACGATCTCCTTAAGGACGGTGGTGTCAAGACTAAAATCATCAAAAAGTATCTCCCACTTATCAACCAGCAGGTTAATCGTTATCTACAGTTGATGGACTTTTACATCAACTTCAAACTCGATGAAGAGTTTAACGAGACAATCAAATCACCCATTCACGACAAGTTCTCGTATTCGTCTTTTTCTGAGGGTGAGAAAATGAGAATTGACTTAGCTCTTCTCTTTACCTGGAGAGAAGTTGCGAGGTTCAAGAACTCTGCCAATACCAACCTTTTGATTATGGATGAAGTGTTTGACAGTTCTCTTGATGGTTTCGGTACAGATGATTTCCTGAAGATCATCAGATTTGTAATCAAAGACGCAAACATCTTTGTTATCAGTCACAAGACAGAGATGTACGACAAGTTTCAAAACGTTATTAAGTTTGAGAAGTTCAAAGGGTTCAGTAGGATGGTTCCCTGACACTTTTCAAACTGTCTACTGGAGGGGACCTGAGGGTCCCTTTCTTTGTATAATGGGTTCATACGAATGGTTCCCGATGTCTCTCCAAGAAGTCAAAGGCACTCTTGCTAAACTGCTGGCAACTGAAGACCTCATCATCGAGCACCGTCAGGTCGATACTGCATCGTTTGATGTGGATCGTCGTCTGCTTACCCTGCCGATCTGGGATCGTGCTTCTGAGACCGTCTATGACCTTCTGGTGGCACATGAGGTGGGTCATGCTCTCTTCACACCTAACGAGGATGTGTGGGGTGTTCCTATGGGTTTTGTGAACATCACTGAGGATGCTCGCATTGAGAAGTTGATCAAACGCAAATACCCTGGTCTCCCTAAGACCTTCTATCGTGGGTATCAGGAAATGCAGGACGATGATTTCTTTGATATTTCTGATGAAGATCTGGATGCCATGAATCTGGCAGACCGTATCAATCTCTACTTCAAGGTTGGTTCGTTCGTCAAAATTAATTTCTCTGCCGAAGAACAGCAGTTTGTTGATCAGACTGCCAAAGCAGAGACTTTTGACGAAGCAGTTGAAGCTGCTAAAGCAATCTTCCTGTATATGAAGTCTCCTGAGGAGGAGAAGGTTGGTGAAAGTCAGTCTGGTCAGGAAGGTGAGTCTGATCGTATCAATGAAGAAGGTCAAGATTCTGAAAGTAACGAATCCACTGACGAAAACGATCCCCAACTGGATACGCCTAGTTATCAGAGTGGTGACAACTCTGGTGATGTTGATGAACTCAATGCCAAGAGTGGGTTTGAGGATGAACTGGAAGATGAACTGAAGACCCAAGATGCCTTTGATGATAAGTTGTCTGGTCTCAGCAACCGTAGCACTGAGTATCATTATGTCTCCCGTCCCAAACTGAAACTTGATCGTCTGATTACTAAGAACGATTATATTCACCACACCGTTGAAAAATGGTGGGAACAGATTGCAACTGATGGTTGCTTTGATGAAGTTGATGCTTTTTACAAAGATTTCAAGAAGTCTGCTCAGAAAGAAGTAAACTATCTGGTTAAAGAGTTTGAGTGCCGTAAGGCAGCAGATGCTTATTCTCGTTCTTCTACTGCTCGCACTGGTGTGCTGGATTGTACTAAACTCCACACCTACAAGTTCAACGACGATCTGTTCAAGAAAGTGACCGTTGTTCCTAACGGTAAGAACCATGGTCTCCTTTTTATTCTTGACTGGTCTGGTTCCATGAACAGCTGCTTGCTGGACACCATGAAGCAACTGTATAATCTGATCTGGTTCTGCCGTAAGGTGAACATTCCTTACGATGTTTATGCCTTCACCATTGACAATCCTGGTTTCTTCCTCAATCCTGATGAACCCACCTACATTGAGGAAGAGAACTGCTTTGCTCTGCCCGAAAGGTTTGGGTTGATGAATTTCTTTACCAGCAGTGTCAACAATGCTGAGTCGGAGAAGCAAATGCTGAACATGTGGAGGACTGTATGTGCCATCTCTAGTGGTTGGAACAGTTGGAAAGGTCATCGCATTTATACTTCCTATCCTCAACCTCCCTTCTTGTGTCTCTCTGGCACTCCTTTGAACGAAAGTATTCTGTGCCTCTATGACATCATTCCCAAATTTATCAAGCAGCACAGTCTTCAAAATGTGAACTGTGTCATCTTGACCGATGGAGAAGCACAGCCACTCCACCGTCACTTCTGGTACAAGTATCGTGATGCTGAAGGTGGTCGTTGGGGTATCCGCACTTGTGATAATGGCAACACGGTTTTGCGTGATCGCAAAACTGGCACCATGACTAAGTTTCCTCATGAATACTGGAAGTTTACTCAAGTGATGCTTGAGAACCTGAAACTTAACTTCCCCAATGTTAATCTCATTGGCATTCGTGTTGCTGGTAGTGCCGATGCCAAACGCATGGTTCGTATGCACTGCAACCATAATTTTGTCAAAGTTGATCCTATCTGTGCTAAACTTACAAAAGAAAAAACAGTGTCTCTTTCTGGTACTGGATATGATTCTTATTTCTTGATTGTGTCTAGTGCCCTTTCTAATGATGCTGAGTTTGAAGTTGCTGACGATGCAACTAAGAGTCAAATCCGTTCTGCATTCAGGAAGTCTTTGGCATCTAAGAAAATGAATAAAAAAGTTCTTAATGAGTTTATTGCCCTAGTTGTATGAAAGTAGTTGATCAGAATAAAACTTTTAGGAAGTATGATTTTAGTTCTTTCATAACGAGGGAAGATGATAAGGAAGCATGTAAAATCATCAAAGGTATTATTGACAGTGGTAACTACTTTACCAACAGTCCAAAATATCAAACAAAGGAGAATCTCTTTGCTCGTTCTGAAGATGTGTGGCTGAAATATAGGAACACATTCTTGGTTGCTTGCTTTGCTTATCTTGGTAAAGAAGTTAGGGTGGGTAACAGAAAGTCATGGAGTTTCATGACTAATCTTGATGGTGCTGAAGATCGTGATAAGTTATGGCATCATCACTGGTATCCAAGTCAATCGGGTATGAAAATGCTCAGTGGTTTGTGGTATCTGGATATTCCAGATGATGTTGATGACATGGATTTGTGCGGAACTGAGATAGCACCATATGGACCACGTAGAGGTGGTGAGTTTTTTGTTAAACCAACATTTGGTAACTGGTTAATCTATCCATCTGATCAGTGGCATCGTCCTGGTATTGTTCAGAGCAATCAGTATCGTTTTGTCCTTGCCGTGGATTTAGAATACTATCCGTAGACAGTCTTGATACTGGCACACATGGTGGTCATGGTCCTCCTTTCGGGATTATAATGTATACATACCAATGAGGTTCGAAATGACCACCCGTTTGAACACCGAAAACCTTCTTGTCGAACTCCGTGGTTTGTACGGTAACAATGTTACCACTGCTGACCTGCGTGCTTACTGTGCTATGAACGGTGTTTCATATCCTACCGTGACCAAGAAACTTGAGGAATACAAAGATGGTCGTGGTAAATGGAATTTGACCGTTGCTGAAAAACTAGAACAGAACTATAACGCACCCTCTGCTTTGCCTGCTGTAGAACAGAATCTGATTCCCACTAAAGATGATACCTTCGTCAAGTTTGGTAATTTTGCTGACCTTAAGAAGATTATTCAGTCCAATCTGTTTTATCCTACGTTCATTACGGGTCTTTCGGGTAATGGTAAAACGTTCAGTGTTGAGCAGGCATGTGCTCAGTTGGGTCGTGAACTGATCCGTGTAAACATTACCATTGAGACTGATGAAGATGACCTTATCGGTGGGTTTAGGCTTGTTGATGGGAATACTGCATGGCACAATGGTCCCGTTATCGAAGCACTCGAACGTGGAGCAGTCCTTCTCCTTGACGAGATCGACCTGGCTTCCAACAAAATCCTCTGCCTTCAGTCCATTCTAGAAGGTAAGGGTGTCTTCCTTAAGAAGATTGGTAAGTGGGTCAAGCCTGCTGCTGGTTTCACCGTGGTTGCTACTGCCAACACCAAGGGTAAAGGTTCTGACGACGGTCGTTTCATTGGCACCAATGTCCTGAATGAAGCATTTCTGGAACGTTTTGCCCTGACTTTTGAGCAGGAGTATCCCCCTGTTTCTATTGAAACTCGCATCCTGAGCAAGATCTGTGATGATGAAAAGTTCTGTGCTCGTCTTGCCGATTGGGCAGACATCATCCGTAAGACTTTTAAAGAAGGTGGTGTGGATGAAGTCATTAGCACTCGTCGTCTCATTCACATCATCAATGCATACAATATCTTTGATGACAAAGTGAAGGCAATCAATCTTGGTCTCAATCGTTTTGATGATGAAACCAAGCAAGCATTCATGGGTCTCTATGATGCAGTGGATGCTGATGTTGACGTAAAGACGGAGGTTTGATAGAATGACTAATGCTTGGAGTTTACTTTATGATCACATGAATAATGAAAATGATTTTCAGGCACTAGATGATGCCTATAATAATTACCTTGACAAATTAAACTCATTCGAATTTCAAACTGCTGTACCTGTGACACCAGAACAACTAAAAACAAAACCTAACTGGAAGTATCACGAAGATCTTACTATTAAAGATGTAGAAGATTATATTACCCGTACCTATTCTGCTCACTATTCATCTAAGATCCAAACTCTTGATCTTATCGAATCTGTGGGTGATGCTGAGGCATTCTGCCGCAGCAACATTCTTAAGTATGCCTCTCGTTATGATAAGAAGGGCAGTGCTAAAATGGATATCCTGAAGATCATCCATTACGCAATCCTCCTCTACCACTTCTCTGGTCAAAACAATGAAATTGAAGCCCCCTATGAAACTTTCTGATAAGACTCTCACCCTTCTGAAGAACTTCTCTTCTATCAACCAGTCTATCCTGGTCAAGGAAGGTTCTAAACTTCGCACCATCAGTGTGATGAAGAACATCCTGGCAGAGGCAGAAGTCACCGAAGAGTTTGATCGTGACTTTGCTATCTACGATCTTGGTCAGTTTCTTAACGGACTCTCCCTTCACCAGAATCCTGAACTGGATTTCCAGAACGATTCCTATCTGGTTATTCGTGAAGGCAAGTCTCGTGCCAAGTTTGCCTTTGCTGATCCCAGTGTAATCGTTGCCCCACCAGAGAAGGCAATCACTCTGCCATCTCAAGATGTTTGCTTCCAATTGGAGAGTACTCAACTGGACAAACTGTTGAAGGCAGCACAAGTCTATCAACTTCCCGATCTTGCTGCTGTCGGTGAAGCAGGTGTGATCAAACTGGTTGTCCGTGATAAGAAGAACGACAACTCCAACCAGTTCGAGATCGTTGTCGGTGAGACTGACAAAGAATTCACTTTCAACTTCAAGGTTGAGAATATCAAAATCGTCCCTGGTTCTTACGATGTTGTCATCTCTAGTAAACTTTTGTCACAGTTTACTAATAGTTCTTTTAACTTGAATTACTACATAGCTTTAGAACCAGACTCTACCTACAATGGCTAAGTGGGAAGTAAAGTACATTCTGCCTGAATTCGGAACTAAGTATTTCTACGGTGAGATTGAAGCAGTCAGTCAAGTAGAAGCACTTAAACTTTTTAAGGCAATGGTGCCAAAATGTAAAATTATTGGTGGTGCTAAGCACATATGAGACACATTTTGTTTACCCTTAAGGGTTGTAGTTCTGTTCTCACTGATGATGAAAGTTATGTCAGAGACGTAATTTATCATGCATCTATTCAGTGCAACTCAACTTTACTTTCTCTCAATTCACACAAGTTTCAACCTCAAGGTGTTACTTGTGTGGCAATGCTTGCTGAGTCTCATATCAGTATCCATACTTGGCCAGAAAAAGGTATGGCAGTCTGTGACGTTTTTACCTGTGGAGATCATACCGATCCACAAAAGGCAGTAGACTATATGAAGATGGTACTACATGCCACTGACATTGTTTGTAATGAATTTGTTCGTCCACTTGAGTAACTATTGATGTCTCGTAATGAGTTTCTTTGGGTCGAGAAGTATCGTCCCAAAACTATTGATGAATGTATTCTGCCAGAGCAAACCAAGGAAACTTTCAAAGAGTTTCTAGAGAAGGGAGAGATTCCTAATCTGCTCTTGGCAGGTCCCCCTGGCATTGGTAAGACCACGATTGCCAGGGCAATCTGTGAGCAACTAAAATGCGACTATATTATTATCAACGGATCTGATGAGGGAAGATTTCTTGACACGGTGCGGAATCAGGCAAAGAACTTTGCTTCGACCGTCTCTCTTTCTGCTGATGCACAGCACAAAGTCATCATTATTGACGAAGCTGACAACACGACCCACGACGTACAGCTCCTCCTACGGGCAAATATTGAGGCATTTTATAACAACTGCCGATTCATCTTTACCTGTAACTTCAAAAACAAAATCATCGAACCACTACACTCTCGATGTGCCGTGGTCGATTTCTCTATCAGTGGAAAGCAAAAACCTTCTATCGCAGCAGAGTTCTTCAAACGACTCAAAACCATCCTGGATAAAGAGGGTATTGAGGCAGATCAAAAGGTTCTTGCCGAACTGATCAATAAGCACTTCCCTGACTGGAGACGGGTGCTCAACGAGTGCCAACGATATTCTGTCAGTGGAAAGATTGATAGTGCTATTCTTGCTACCTTCTCGGATGTTTCTGTAAATGATCTCATTAAGAACCTTAAGGAAAAGAACTTCCCTGAAGTTCGTAAATGGGTTGTCAACAACATCGATAATGACCCTAGTGTTCTTCTTCGGCGTGTTTATGATGCTCTTTACACAGCCGTGGAAGGTCCTTCTATTGCTGCCGCTGTGCTTATTATTGCTAAGTATCAGTATCAAATTGCCTTCGTTGCCGATCAAGAAATTAATCTTCTGGCGGCGTTAACTGAAATTATGTGTGAGTGTGAATTCAAATGAAAAAGAAACAATTATCTCAAGTAAAATCTAAGTGG